TAACTATGATGCCTCATGATCAAAACGACGAGACAATTATATCGTTGGTTCTAGGGCAGTTAAGCGGGATATTAGGCACGGCAGCGGCATTCTATTACGGCGGTTCAAACGGAAAAAAATAAAATTAGTATTAGTTATTATTGTTGGTGACAAGTCAGTAATAGCATTAACAGAGGTTTATTGATTTGAAGAAGCTTATTCAAATGCTCAAGCGACATGAAGGTGTAAAAAGTTACGCTTACAAATGTTCGCAAAATAAAATTACTGTAGGGGTTGGACGCAATATAGATCAGGAAGGAGGCATAGGTCTTTCTGATGACGAAATAGATTATCTTTTGCAGAATGATATCGAAAGGGTAATTAAAGAGCTTGCGTCTGAATATCCTTGGTTTAATTCTCTTGATGAGGTTAGAAAAGATGCCATGATTGATATTTCTTTTAACCTTGGTCAAACACGATTAAGGCTTTTTAAACGCGCTCTCGCAGAGATGGAGTCAGGAGATTACAAAAAAGCCGCCGCAGAATTTTTAGATTCTAAGTGGGCTACGCAAACTGGCAAACGCGCTTCAGAACTTGCTGACATGATATCTGCTGGCGATTATTCAGATGCATGAGTATCGTTGTGAGATTGTTAAAATTGTAGATGGGGACACAATAGATGTTGCAGTTGATCTTGGTTTCGATACTTGGGTTCGTGGCAGCGGTGGCCGTATTCGTTTGTACGGAGTTGACACGCCAGAGTCTCGCACTAGAGACAAAAAAGAGAAGCAATATGGCCTTGCGGCGAAAAGTTTCGTCGAGCAATTTTTTGAAGGAGCAGAAGAAATAGTTCTCAAGACTTGGGAAAAAGGTAAGTTCGGCAGGTATTTGGGTGATTTTCAAGTAAAGAATAAATGGTTGTGTGCTGAGTTATTAGCAAATCATCATGCTGTTAAATATATAGGCCAAAACAAAAGTCTTATTAAGGCTGCTCACATAAAAAACAGAAAGCTTGTGGAGTTGGACTAAATGTTAGTTAAGTACGAGTTTAAGCCGGGGGTAAATCGTGAAGGTACGCAGTTTACTGCGGGTACTGGATGGTATGATTCTGACAAAATTAGATTCCGAAAAGGTCGTGCTGAGCAAATAGGTGGCTGGCAAAAATATTCTAACAGTACATTTCTTGGCATATGCCGTTCTTTGCATGACTGGGTTGCTGCTGCTTCTACTCAATATTTAGGACTTGGCACTAACCTAAAGTTTTATATTAATCAGGGCACTGCTTATTATGATGTCACGCCAATACGAGAGACTACAGCAGCAGGCGCTGTTACTTTTTCGGCAAGCAATGGCTCTTCTACAATTACTGTGGCAGACGCTAATCATGGCGCTGTGGCTAATGACTTTGTTACTTACAGCGGCGCTGCATCTCTTGGTGGAAATATCACTGCGGCTGTTCTTAATCAAGAATACGAAATTGCAACGATAATAGACAATAACTCTTACACTGTTCTAGCAAAAAATACTGCTGGGGCAGCAGTTACAGCTAATGGCTCTGATACAGGTAACGGTGGTGGTTCGATTGTTGGCAAGTATCAGATTAATACAGGACTAAATACCTATGTCGGCTCTAGCGGTTTTGGAGCTGGAACATGGGGAGCTGGTGGCTGGGGCGGTTCTACCGCAATCACTTCGGGTAATCAGCTAAGGCTTTACTCTCAAGATACTTTTGGTGATGACTTAATATTTAACGTTCGTGGCGGTGGCGTATACTATTGGGATGAGACTAATGGTACGGCTACACGAGGTGTAGCCCTTGTTGATAGACCTGAAGCTGTCGGAGCGCCTCTTCTAGCTCTTCAGACAATGGTATCGGAAACTGATCGTCATACGATATGTTTTGGNTGCAATCCTCTTGGAAGCACTACTCTTGACCCGTTACTAGTAAGGTTTAGCGATCAGGAAAACCCATTCGATTGGACTCCTACTTCAACGAATACTTCGGGTGGCGTTACGCTGACGGCTGGCTCTTTTATTGTTGGTGCGATTAAGACTCGACAAGAAATACTTATATTCACTGACAGTAGTATTCATTCGATGAGGTTCTCTGGCAGTCCGTTTACTTTTCAGTTTGAGGTAGTAAACGAAGGACTGTCAATGATATCTCCGAATGCTGCCACTAATGCTGGCGATATGGTTTTCTTTATGGATCGAGGTGGATTTTATTTCTACAACGGTTCTATACAGCGTCTTACATGCACTGTGTTAGATTACGTATTTAGCAATATAAACAATTCAGAAGAGTACAAGGTTTTTGCTACAACGAGCGTAGATTTCTCTGAAGTCTACTGGTATTACCCAGTAGGGACTGGTAACACAGAATGCACTAACTATGTATCTTACAATTATATGGAAGATTCGTGGGCTATTGGAACTTTGACTAGGGGTGCTTTTATTCCAGCAAACACAAGGGTATATCCTATTGCTTCTTCCGCTTTTACAAGCACTGATAATAATTATCTATATAATCATGAGAACGGTTATGACGATGACGGCTCCGCAATGAACGCCTATGTTGAGTCTGGCGGTGTCGAGATCGGTGATGGCGAGCAACTTATGTTTGTTAATCGCTTAATACCTGATTTTGAGTTTAGAGGTACAACAGCAAGCGCTTCAGTAGATATCACTATGAAGGGGAAAGATTTTCCGCTAAACAATACATCTACTTTAGCTACCACTACGGTAACTGAAAACACTGGTCAGTCTTTTATACGCGCTAGAACAAGAGAGTCTGTGATTAGAGTACAGGGTACTGGAACTGGCTATGGTTGGACTCTAGGGGCTTTGAGATTTGATATTAAGCCTGACGGGAGAAGGTAATGGCTCAGAAAGTTAACCTAGTTGTATTGCCTACCGCAAATCCTAACTATGACTTTCAGAATGAGTTAACTATGCGAAGGGCTATTGAGCGTTCATTTAATGACGTAAGCGATGACTTCAGGACTATTACGACAAAGACTGACAAAGAAGAGTCCCTAGCTCTCAAGCGTTATCAATTCCTTCTTATGGGAGCTTCTGGCAATGGCTGATGCTATTAAGGTACTTGGTCAGGTAGCGCCTAGCGCAACCACCACGACAGTCCTGTATACTGTTCCAAACTTAGCCCAAACCACTGTAAGCTCTTTGGTTATATGTAACAGAAATTCAGGAAATCAGACCTTCAGAATTAGTATTCATGTGGCTGGCGCTGGTGCTGACAACAAACAATTTATTTATTACGATAAAGAAGTTACAGCTAATAACACAATCACTGTTGTTATTGGAATAACACTTAATCAAGCAGACGTAGTTAAAGTATACTCTAGTACCAGTGACATGAGCTTTAACATATTTGGCGTGGAGACTACATAATATGAATATTGCCCCAAAACCACCTCTAGCCCGACAAGGGCAGCAGCTTGCAAGTCAAGGCCGCTATGGGGATAGCCAGCTAGTTCATATGAATCCATACGAGGTGCAGGGATTGGCTGCTATGTCACCGACTGGTCAACTTACAAAAAACCCTGTGACAGGTCAGCCAGAAGCATTTTTGCCATTTCTAGCACCTCTTCTGGGAAAGGCTATAGGAACCAAATTGCTGGCTGGAAAGCTTGGAGCTGGGCTTGCTGGAGCAATAGGATCGGGTTTGGGTACATTTGCCGAATCTGGCAGTTTAGAAAAGGGTTTGGTTAGCGGTATTACTGGATTTGGTTTAGGCAAAGTATTTAACGCAGGCGCTGAAGCTGTAAATGCAGGAACAGAGGTTGCTCAAGCAACTGCTGCTCAACAAGGATTGCAGGAAGCGACTAAAGCCGCTGGCAATACTCTTAGTCCTGATTTGCTGGAGGCAAGCAAAATACTGCAACAGCCAAACTCTATGGTGAATGCTGCAACCTTGGGCGACACCTTGGGATCGAATGTTTCGACTCCTTTAAGTTATGACGTTGCTAGTGGAGCAACGATTGGAGGAAATGTTGTTAATCCAATATCCTCGCAAGCACAAGATTTTCTTGATGCAAGTCAGGCTGCTGGTACTGCTACATCTGCTTTAGATTCTGCCCGTCAGGGTATTTCTTTTGGTGATCGGTTGTCATCCTTTAGGAATCGGGAAGGTTTGGAGGCAATGGGTCAGGCTGCTTTACGACCTGAAAACTTGCTTACTATTGGCTCAAGTCTTGGTGTAAGAGGCCAGATGGAAGTTCAAGACGATATGCAAAGAAGAGCTGATGAGGCTGCTGATGCTGATAACGCATACGCACAAGGCTTTAAAAATGTATTAACAGATACTTTAGGCATGTCTCGTGGCAGCAACCCTAATCCGTACATGAGTAGGTATATTGGTAATTATGCTAATGGCGGTCTTGTCAGAATGAACGGTGGGGGTGACACGGAATACGGGGGCAATGTTGAAAGTAAGGCTGAAGAGATTATTCGTTCTGTGGGTAATTACGGCTTGGACTCTGATGACAGGTACTTTATTAAGCCGTCTAAAGGCAGCGCAGCAGAAAGACAGTCCTTTCTTAGAGGTTTTGAAAAGCAAGACCCTCCTACAGATTATAGGCATGGTTTTGAGGAAGAGTTTCAGTTTTTTGATTTTATAAAAGACAGACCCATTGAACGTTATCAAGACTTGTTTGGTGCTGGGCCTAGTGATTATTTAGCTGGTTTGCTGGCTGCAAGTCCAGAAAGATTGCAAGAGCTTGGCACTCCTATTGCAGAAGGCACTCGGCCTTTGGCTGAATACACTGATACGAGAGGAACCCCTTTCTCTGGTGTAGATAACTTTAGTGATATGGGCGTTACTAAAGTAGACCCTATTACAGACATACCTGTTGCGTCACCCGTTACTCCTCCTATTACTGATGATGAGTCAGAAGAAGTTGTCGATTCTGGCAATGTTGTACCTGAATACATGCAAGCTATACAAGCTTTAGGTTTGCCAGTTGATGGAGAGTACATTCGACCAGAGGGCAGGGCGGTTTACGATATTTTAGATGAGTACGATGCTTTTGGATCAGAAGAAATTGCTAATGTTGCTGATTACTTTGGTGTTGATGCTGCTGAAGCTCAGGCAAATGTCGATGTTATTGCTCAGAATAGAGCTACTCAAGGACTTCTCGACAGTGCAATAGAAGGCGGTATCGAGCAAGTAGACCCTGATCAGGAAGCCGCTGATCCTTATACGCAGGGCGAAATAGACGCTGTTGTAGGTCTTATTGATTCTGAGCAACTTTCGCTTACGGCTGCTGCCGAATATTTTCAAGTGCCTTACGAGCAAGTAAAATCAACTTATGACAATATCGTTTCTACACGAGTTGCTGAAGCCCCAACAGCGGAACTAGGCTCGGCTTACAGCGAATTGATTAATACGGCTGTAAAAAGTGCAGACGGTGGCAGAATGCCTAAGAAGCGAGTCATGACAAGGGCTGGCGTGATGGAACTTGCAAATGGCGGTATAGCTGAAGCTGTAATGGACGCTCCAGAAGAAACAATGGTTGTTGAGGAAACAGTTGTCGAGCAAATGCCCGATGACGCTATGTTTGATAATGGCATGGGCGATCTTGATTTCGATAATATGGTAGCTATGACGGTTGAAGCTATTCGTGGCAACGTTCAGGACGCTGACAAGATCATTGAAATGTTTATTGACGAATATGGCGTAGACCAATTTAGAAGCCTTAGAGAGGCTGTGCTGCAAAGTATCGTTCCGGGCGCTCAAACAGAAGGTAAAATAGTAGGTTCTGGCGGTGGCATGGATGATGAGGTCATGGGAATGATTGGCGAAAATCAACCAGTAGCTGTTGCTCCTGATGAGTATATAGTTGCCGCAGATGTTGTGTCTGGATTAGGCGATGGTAGTTCAGAAGCTGGGGCAGATATTCTTGATCAGATGATGGCTGATGTGAGGACGGCAAGGACAGGAGGTCGTCAGCCTGCTCCTATTGACAAGTCAGCAGTATTGCCTGCATGAACTCGATTGCACAACATATAGACAAAAATTTTTTAGCAGCACAAGATGTTGATGAAAAAGTTACAATTAGTGCTGTTCCAGCAGAGATGCTTGATCAGATTTGGGACACAGTTTCTGGCTTTTTAAGTCCAGCAGTGGATAGATCGCATGGCAGATGGTCGATGCCGTCTCTTAAAGAGGCGGTCAGAGAAGGAAAGCAACAGCTATGGATCGTTTATCAAGGTAATGACCCAGTTAAAGGCGTTGCTACTACAGAAATACAGGACTACCCCAATAAAAGAATGTTAGCTATACAGTATCTTGGTGGTGAAGATTTAGACAAATGGGCTTTTTCTATGCTGGAAATATTAGAAGAGTTTGCTACAGCCACTAACTGTAGGGGCATTGAAGCCACGGCTAGAAAAGGTTTCTGGAAGTGGATGAAAGATTATAACTACGAAGAAGCGTATACGGTTTTTCAAAAGGAGATATCAAGTGAGTAAAGGCGGCGGTGGATCACCTACATCAACAGTTACTCAGGTAGAAAAGCTA